TATAACTGGGACTTGCAACTTGGTAGAACTCAAGCAAAAGTAAGTGATACTTATACTCTTGCTGCAAGAGTATTGACTGGAACTGGGGATATTATTGGTTCTTTGAGTTTCTTTGATTTAACATAAGGGAGCATTGATATGAGTGAAGTTTATCTTGGTAATCCTAATCTAAAAAAAGCAAACACCCAGATTGAGTTTACAGAAGAAAACATTAGAGAATTTTTAAAGTGTAAAAATGATCCTGTATATTTTGCTCAAAATTATGTAAAAATTGTGAACGTTGATCGTGGATTAATTCCATTTAAAATGTATAAATTTCAAGAAAAACTTATACAAAACTTTCATAATTATAGATTCAATATATGCAAAATGCCCAGACAGACTGGGAAATCAACAACATGCGTATCATATTTACTACATTATGCCGTTTTTAACGATAATGTTAATATCGGCATCCTTGCAAATAAAGCATCAACTGCCAGAGAATTATTGGAAAGGCTTCAAACAGCCTATGAAAATCTTCCAAAATGGATGCAGCAAGGAATTATATCATGGAACAAAGGTAGTTTAATGTTGGAAAATGGATCAAAAATTATCGCAGCTTCAACTTCTGCTTCAGCAGTCCGAGGAATGTCCTTTAATATTATCTTTCTTGACGAGTTTGCGTTTATCCCTAATCATATTGCAGATCAATTCTTCTCTTCTGTATATCCAACCATTTCTTCGGGAAAATCAACTAAAGTAATCATCGTTTCTACGCCAAAGGGGATGAATCATTTTTATCGCCTTTGGCATGATGCCGAAAGAAAAAAGAATGAATATATACCAACCGAAGTTCATTGGTCTGAGGTTCCTGGCAGAGATGAAGCTTGGAAAACTCAAACAATATCAAATACATCGGCTCAACAATTTGCACAAGAATTTGAATGTGAATTTTTGGGATCGGTTGATACGTTAATATCTGCTTCAAAGCTAAGATCCTTAGTATATGAAGACCCAATAAAAAGTAATAAGGGTTTGGACATTTACGAAAATCCAATTGATGAGCATAGTTATATTATCACGGTTGACGTTTCTAGGGGAGTACAGCACGATTATTCAGCATTTATCGTATTTGATATAACCACCTTTCCCTATAAAATTGTTGCAAAATATAGAAATAATGAGATTAAACCAATATTATTTCCATCAATAATTGAACAGATAGCAAATGCATATAATAAATCTTTTGTGTTGGTTGAAATTAACGACATTGGGGATCAAGTTGCTTCAATACTACATTTCGATCTAGAATATGACAATATATTAATGGTAGCTATGCGAGGAAGAGCTGGACAAATTGTTGGACAAGGGTTTTCGGGAACAAAGTCCCAACTTGGTTTAAAAATGTCATCAACGGTAAAAAAAGTCGGCTGTTCTAATTTAAAAACGTTAATAGAAGATGATAAACTATTATTTCAAGATTATGAGATTATAAGTGAGCTTACGACTTTTATTCAAAAAAATCGATCTTTCGAGGCGGAAGAAGGATGTAATGATGATTTAGCAATGTGCTTAGTAATATTTGCGTGGTTAGTTATTCAACCTTATTTTAAGGAGATGACCGACAATGATGTTCGCAAAAGAATTTATGAAGAACAGCGTAATCAAATAGAACAAGATATGGCTCCATTTGGATTTATAATTGACGGTCTAGAAGATGATACTTCTGGATTTGTTGATGAAAGTACTGGAGATCGTTGGTTTGTTGATGAATACGGAGATCGTAGTTATATGTGGCAATATAGATAAAAAACTGGGAATGTATAAATATTTGTTAGGATAAATGATTGTTTTAGAGGAAACCCAATGGCTTTAGGTTTAGTTTCACCTGGCGTCAGAATTAGAGAAGTAGATTTAACTAACGGTAGAGTTGCTACAACTTCTCAAGTTATTGGAGCTTTGGCTGGTCCGTTTGAAAGAGGTCCAGTAGAAGAACCAGTTTTAATTGAAAATGAGCAGCAATTAATTGATGCTTTTGGTAAACCATCTTCAAATAATTATCAATATGAATATTGGTACACTGCTTCCAATTATCTCAATTATGGTGGAGTTTTACGACTAGTAAGAACAGATGGTTCAAACTTAGGTAATGCTAATTCTCCAGTTGGAACAGCTTCATCATTAACATCGGTAAAAATTAAAAACTTTGATGACTATTTGTCCCAAAATTCCTCTCTTTGGCATTGGTCGGCTAAAACTCCAGGAACTTGGGCAAATGGCCTTAAAGTATGTGTTATCGATAATTTAGCAGATCAAACATTTACTGGGGTTTCCACGGGAATTACAACATCGATTCAAAACGTTTCGGTAGGTTCAACTACAATTTCATTTGATGTAGAAGGAGATCTTAATATTGGAGTTACTACAAGCGGACTTGAAGTTGGAGATATTCTATCTGCTCAATATATTGTAGCTTCAACAACCATTGTTTCAATTGGCGTTTCTTCTATTGTCATTTCAAACGCCGCAACTAATACTGGTGTTGCAACAACTAGCGTTTCCTGTGCATTCTCTAGACCAACACTAATTAGTTCTACTAATGCTTTAGTTGGAGCTGCAGTGACTCAAGCTATAAGCATTGGAGTTGCTGGAATTGGAACTACCTCAACTGCAGATGGATATTTAAAAGGAATTATTACTGGAGTTGGAAATAGTGAGATTTATGTAAAACTAGTAGAGCAGGTAAGTTCTACTGGAATTGCAACTCCGGCTACTTATAGCAAATATTCGTTTAATAGCTCAAGCACAATTTCTGTAGGAAAAACTACTACAAATGATGGAATTGGTAGTGGAAATGTTACTCTGCATACTTCTCCAAATTTCTCAGTGAGTGATTGGTATAATTCTAGAACTTTAGGATTAGATAATAGTACAATTTATTGGAATACAATTGCTCCAAAACCAGGAACCAGCCAATATGCGGCATCAAGATCATCTTCAAACGATGAAATTCATGTTGTTGTAGTTGATGATAACGGTTCAGTGACTGGGATAACAGGAAATATTGTAGAAAAATGGGTTGGGCTATCAAAGGCAAGTGATGCTCAATTGTCTCCGCAGCAAAAAATTTATTATAAAGATTATTTGGCAAATACGTCTTCTTATATTTACGGTGGTGCAGAACCATCTGATATGACTGCAGTAAGTTTTGCTGGAACTGGCGGTCAAAACTGGAATCAGGTTACTCAAGGAATTAAATTTAATGTTTGTGGAAATAGGGCATACAGATTATTGGGCGGAAATTCCTATGGAACTAGAAGTGCTGGTGGTTATATAACTCCAGAATATGACACTACTCTTGGGGATATTATTAACTCATATAAAGTTTTTGAAAACGTAAGAGAATTTGATATTGATTTTCTAATGATGGGATCTGGATATTCAGACAAAATCAGCACTCAAGCAAAAGCAAATGAATTAATTTCGATTGCTTCGAATCGTAAAGATTGTATTGCGGTTATTTCTCCCAATAGATCTTCTGTTGTAAATATAACAAATGCTTCAGTCCAGACATCAAATGTTGTAGATTTTTATGACGGAATATCATCCTCATCATATGCAGTTTTTGATAGTGGATACAAATATATGTTTGATAGATTTAATAATCAATTCATTTATGTTCCACTAAATGGAGATGTTGCAGGTTGCATGTGCAGAACTTCTATAAATGATTTTCCGTGGTTCTCTCCAGCCGGATCTAAGCGTGGAGTTATAAATGGAGCAGTTAAGCTTGCATATAATCCGTCTCAAGCACAAAGAGATTTACTTTATGATTCCAGAATTAATCCAGTAATTTATTCTCCCGGATCTGGAATAATCTTATTTGGAGATAAAACTGGTCTATCACAATCTTCGGCTTTTGATAGAATTAACGTAAGAAGATTGTTTATAGAATTAGAACAGAATATTGAATCGGCTGCTAGAGATCAGTTATTTGAATTTAATGATTCAGTAACTAGATCAAACTTTGTAAATATTGTTGAGCCTTATCTTCGTGATGTTCAGGCTAAACGTGGAATTACTGAATTTTTCGTTATTTGTGATGAAACAAATAACACTTCAGATGTTATTGATAATAATGAATTTAGGGCAGATATTTTTATTAAACCTGCTCGAAGCATTAATTTTGTCGGACTAACTTTTGTTGCCACAAGAACTGGTGTTTCGTTTGAAGAAGTTGTAGGCAGAGTTTAATTAAAAGTATACAAATTTTCGGAGAAAACTAATGGCATCCTTTCAACAAATCCCAAATACCGGCAGTGAGGGAAGATTTTTAGATAATTTTAAAGGAAGACTCTCTGGTGGTGGTGCTCGCCCCAATCTTTTTGAAGTTGAAATTAAGTTTCCCAGAATTGCTCTTCCTACTGGAGTTTCAGATAGTCAATTAACAGATAAAATTAAATTTTTAGTAAAATCTGCTTCTTTACCTGCATCAAATATAACTCCAATTCCTGTTCCGTTTAGAGGTCGTGTTCTTCAAATAGCCGGAGATAGAACTTTTGATCCATGGCAAGTTACTGTAATTAATGATTCAGATTTTTCGGTTCGTAGTGCTTTTGAGCGTTGGATGAATTTTATCAATAAACATTCAGATAATTCTGGAACTACTGATCCGGCAAATTATCAAACTGATGCCTGGGTATATCAATTAGGTAGAGCTGCAACTCAAACAGCAATTACAAGCACCGATAATATTCCTATTATTAGAGCATATCACATGTATGGAATTTTTCCATCCAATGTTTCTGGAATCTCATTAGGATATGATGCAAATAATCAAATTGAAGAATTTACTGTAGACATTCAAATGCAGTGGTGGGAATCTTACGATCAAAATAAATCGATTGACGTTCAGTGATAAATACATAGAAGTTAATTAAAAAACATAATGGCAGGTCTGTTTGGTTACTCAATTGACGATAATATAAAAAAGCCCAAAAAGCAAGTTTCTCCAGTTCCACCAAATAACGAAGATGGTGTTGATTATTATATCTCATCTGGATTTTATGGTCAATATGTAGATATTGAGGGAGTATACAAAACTGAATATGATTTGATAAAGCGTTATAGAGAAATGTCTTTGCACCCGGAGTGTGATAAAGCAATTGAAGATGTCGTGAATGAGGCTATTGTTTCAGATCTTAACGATTCTCCTGTTGAAATTGAGTTGTCTAATTTAAATGTAGATAATAACATAAAAAATATCATTAGACAAGAGTTTAAATATATTAAAGAACTCATGGATTTTGATAAAAAATCACATGAAATCTTTAGAAACTGGTACGTTGATGGCAGATTATATTATCATAAAGTAATCGACTTAGATAATCCTCAAAATGGAATTCAAGAAATACGTTATATGGATTCACTAAAAATAAAATATGTTAGAGAGTTAAAAAAGAAAGATTCTAGAAATATCATAGATATTCAAAACATTAATACAATTGGAAGAGAAATTGGGGCAGAAAAACTAGATTTTCCGGAAATTGAAGAATATTTTGTATACACCCCAAAAAGTCAAGGATACAGTACTGGTGCAAGTGGATACGGAAAGGGTATAAAATTAGCCAAAGATTCTGTTACGTTTGTTACATCAGGATTAGTTGATAGAAATAAGCAGACCATATTATCATATTTACATAAAGCAATTAAATCTCTTAATCAATTGCGAATGATTGAAGATAGTCTTGTAATCTATAGATTATCTCGTGCCCCTGAACGTAGAATTTTTTATATCGATGTAGGAAATCTTCCTAAAATAAAGGCAGAGCAATATCTTCGTGATGTTATGTCACGTTATAGAAATAAGCTCGTTTATGATGCATCAACCGGAGAAGTTCGTGATGATAAAAAGTTTACTAGTATGATGGAAGATTTTTGGCTTCCACGTAGAGAAGGGGGTAGAGGAACCGAAATCACAACTCTTCCCGGCGGTCAAAATCTTGGAGAACTTTCGGACATTGAGTACTTTCAAAAGAAACTTTATCGATCATTAAGTATACCAGAATCCAGAATTGCTGCCGATGGCGGATTTAATTTAGGAAGATCATCTGAAATTCTTAGAGATGAAATAATGTTTTCAAGATTTGTTGGAAGATTGAGAAAAAGATTTAGTACATTGTTTCATGATTTACTAAAAACTCAATTGATTTTAAAAAATATAATTACTCCTCAAGATTGGTCTTATATGAGTGATCATATTCAATATGATTTTGTATATGATAATCATTTTGCAGAATTGAAGGAAACTGAATTGTTAAATGGAAGAATATCAATTCTTCAGCAAGTTGAACCATATATTGGAAAGTATTACTCTGTTGATTATATAAGAAGAAAGATTCTTAGGCAAAATGAGGAGGAAATTCTTGAAAATGATATGCAAATCAAATATGAAAAAGAAGTTGGAATTATTCCGCCAGATATTCCTCCAGTTGATCCTGAAACTGGAATGCCAACTGATTATGTTCAAAAAACTGGTCAAGATTTGATTAAAAAAACTCAAAAACAAAATGCAAAAGATCTTAAAATTGGATTAGGATCTAATTCTGAAATGAAAGCTGATAGTATAAAAGTTCCCAAATAAAGCACGGTATAAATAAAACAGATTTATAAAAAACTTATGGATAGCAATGATTTTGTAGGAATGATTATGGCTGATTCTGATCCAGCAGAACTTCAGGATGCAATTAAACAGATGTTATATAATAAAACTGTTAATATGATTGACGATATTAGACCATTAGTTGCATCTCAATTGTTTGATCCTTCAGTAGATCACTCTGAAGAATAAATATTAATTATTAGGTATAAACATGCAAAGAACTAGACTACTTTCAAATCAAACTGGTTTAGGCACTACTTCTGGAGTTGCATCAAGTATATCAAGTGCAACTTGTGTGCGTTTATATAATGGGTCCGGATCGGCTGCTACTGTAAGTTTGACTAGTTCAGTTGGAGCTGCAGATACATCAACATTTACAATGCCCGATTCTACCGTTGAGTTTCTTGAAAAATTGCCGACTGATGTTATTTGGGCATCATCAGCTTCAGTTTTAGCATCTAAAGTAGGATTCGCAAACTAAGGTAATGAAATTAATCACAGAGCAAATAGAAGAAATTAAGGTTATCGTTGAGGGTAAGGGCGATAAAAAGTCCTTATACATAACTGGCCCATTTCTTCAAGCAGAAATTACTAACCGTAATGGAAGATGCTATTCATATAACATTTTAGAGCGTGAAGTTAAAAAATATAATGAGAACTATGTTAAAACTGGTAGGGCTTTAGGTGAATTAGGTCATCCTGAAGGTCCGACTGTTAATTTACACAGAGTTTCTCATATGATCACTAGCCTTATTCCCGAGGGAAATAATTTTATAGGGAAGGCTAAAATTTTAGAAACTCCTATGGGTGGAATTGCAAAAAATCTCTTAGAGGGTGGAGTAAAGTTGGGAGTTTCATCTAGAGGTGTTGGATCTTTAGTTGAAAGAAATGGAGTTAAGTATGTTGGTGATGATTTTATGCTTGCGACCGCTGCAGATATTGTAGCGGATCCTTCAGCACCAGATGCATTCATTCAAGGTATTATGGAAGGAAAAGAATGGGCATGGACTAATGGAATGCTTACCGAAAAATTTAAATCAAAAGTAAATTCATTAACTCCAACTATAGATAACCAAGTTCGTGAAGAGAGATTGTTGAGTTTGTTCAATAATTTTTTAAGAAATCTGTAAATTATAAATAAATATTAGAATAAAGATATTATTTTATTCGGAGAGTACAATGTCTGCTGGTAACTTACAAGAAATGGAATCAACTTCAAAAACCAAGCAATCTATGACAGCAGTTAATGCTGATGCTAGACCTGCTGATCCTATGCATTCATCGAGTGCATTTGTTTCCGCAACTCCAGATCAATCAATTACTGATTTGGGTGGCCCAACTCCATATAATTATAGACCAAATGATGATTCTGCAAAATATGCAGCTCCTGCAATTAAAACTGTAAGGGATGTAGTTAATGCTAAAGCTGTTAAAGCTGAAGAGCTTGAATACGAAGAAGATCTCTTAGAGGCTCAAAGCGAGGAAGATGATGATACTTCTGAGGAAGATGAAGACCAGGAGTCGGGAAAGAATCACGGCAAAAAGAAAATGAAAAAGAGTATGGATGAGGAAGTTGAAGAAGATGATGAAGAATTTGAAGAATATGCGGAAGAATCCGAAGATGATGAAGAAGAACTTGAATTTGATGTAACAGAAGATATTTCTGCTTTATTTGGTGATGAAGTTCTCTCCGAAGAATTTAAAGAAAGAGCAGCTTTAGTATTTGAATCTGCACTAAGATCTAAAGTTGCTGAAGCGGCTTCAATCATAGAAAATCGTTATGAAAAAGCTCTTGAAGAAAATGTTTCATTGATTCAAGAAGAGTTAACTCAAAGAGTTGATTCTTATCTTGAGTATGTTTCTTCAGAGTGGCTTGAAGAGAATGCTCTTCAAGTTGAAAGAGGACTTAAGACCGAATTGTCAGAGTCCTTTATGTCAAATCTAAAAACGCTTTTTGAAGAGCATTATGTAGCAATCCCTGAAGATAAATATGATGTACTTGAAAATATGGTCAACAAACTTGATGAAATGGAGTCAAGACTCAACGAACAAATCGAGAAGAATATTCAGCTAAACCAAAGGTTAAGTGAATCTGTATCAGATGGAATCCTCTATGACGTATCAAGAGGACTTGCTGAAACCCAAAAGAGTAAATTAGCTGTTCTCTCTGAAAGTGTTGAGTTTATAAGTGAGGAAGACTATCGTGAGAAACTAGAAGCTCTAAGGGAATCTTATTTCCCAAGAAATCCAATTTCTCAAGAATTAGAGAACGAACTATCTGAATCTGATTCAGAATCAGTTTCTGGTGCAATGGAAGCTTATTTAAAAGCTGTTACAAAATTCTCTAAGTGATAATTATTAACGTATAAACAAACACTTTAAACGGAGACAAAAATGTACAATTCAACCCATTTGCAAGAAAAGTGGGCACCCCTTCTAAACTGTGATGGTATCGATCCTATCAGGGATTCATATAGAAAGGGTGTTACTGCTGTTCTTTTAGAGAACCAGGAGCAATTCTTACGCTCAGAGCGTATGCTTACTGAGGCTTCTCCAACAATGTCTGCTGGTGCTAGCGGATTCACCGGTTCAGCTACTGCTACTGGTCCTGTTGCTGGTTTTGATCCAGTTTTAATCAGCCTCATTCGCCGTTCAATGCCCCAGCTTATCGCTTACGATATCTGCGGTGTTCAGCCAATGACCGGTCCTACCGGCCTTATCTTTGCGATGAGAACTCGTTATACCAGCCAGTCTGGAACCGAGGCATTCTTCAATGAAGCAGATACTGCATTCTCGGGTCAAAATAAGGGTCTTAGCCTTTCTGCCGGGTTTGCTGATGCTAATGCTGGTGTTGGTACTACTGCTCAGCGTGGAAGCAATCCATCAATCCTTAATGATTCTCCAGTAGGCGTTGGTTCCACTAGCTACAACGTTGGTGGTGGAATGGGCAATGCTGAAGCAGAAGCTCTTGGAGATTCTGCCGGTAATGCCTTCAACGAGATGGCATTTAGCATCGAGAAGGTTACTGTTGCCGCTAAGTCGAGAGCCCTCAAGGCCGAATATAGCCTAGAGCTTGCACAAGACCTCAAGGCTATTCATGGTCTTGATGCCGAAGCCGAGCTTGCTAACATCCTCTCAACCGAAATCCTTGCTGAAATCAACAGAGAAGTTGTTAGAACGATCTACAAGATCGCTGAAGCTGGTGCTCAAGCTAACACTGCTACCGCTGGTGTTTTTGACCTTGATGTCGATTCAAACGGTCGTTGGTCAGTTGAGAAGTTCAAAGGTCTTCTATTCCAGCTTGAGAGAGATGCTAACGCTATCGCTCAAAGAACTCGTAGAGGAAAGGGCAATATGATCATCTGCTCTGCGGATGTAGCTTCTGCCTTAACCATGGCTGGTGTTCTCGATTACACCCCAGCTCTTAATGCGAATCTAAACGTAGAT